GTCCGCCCGGAGCAAAGCTGTAAATGCTGTTGATCTTAGGTACTATCTTTGTGGTCTCAGGTGTTGCGATAAGCACGTTTATCTTGTGTGAGCCTGCGACTTTTTCATAGTAGGTATCAAGTGCAGACTTGCTCGGTGTGCCTGATACCTTAGTGTAAGAGCCGCTTGATTCGGTGTAATACTCCTTGCCGCTCACGATATCGGTATCAGCGGTCTTTACATAGCTTGCAGCGCAAGGCTCAAAGCCGCCGTCCTCAGGGTCAAAGTTGAAGCGGTCATAGAAACGCTCATCATCAATGACCTCCATGATAGGCACTCCGTCAATGTCGGTCACTCTTGTTCTAAGACCAAGTCCTCCCTCTGCGATCTGCGTCATTTCTATCTTTCGTGTGAACTTGTCAGACTGCTCCAGCAGGTCCATAATTGTGGAAGTCACATACATAATGAGCGAGCCGTTAGACTTGTATCTTCTCAGCTTGCCTGCTGAAAGAAAGCCTTTGAGCTTGTCGAACACGTTACCCTTTGTGTATGATGAAGCGGCTGTTGATGAGTGATAGCCCTCAAGCTCTGCCGCTCTCTGAGCTGTCTTTGAGAAGAACAGAGCGTCAGTTTCGGGAGCAGACTGTGTTTTCTCGAATACCTCTGAGATATTCTTGATAGACGCTGATGAATTCGTTTCGTCAACGTCAGCCTTATCCACAAGAAATTCAACGTCACGGTCGTGTGTGAGTGTGAAAGGCACGTCCGTCTGAACATACTTACCTGTGTTCCAGCCGCCGTTTCTGTTGTGGCTCTTGTAGCCTGATGTTGACATCTGTGTGAAGTGGAAAGTCTTTGCGTCAAGCCACCTAACGTTCTGTGTGATGAACGGACTTGACAGTGTTTCCTGGATCCTTATCTCCAAGAGTTCGGGGTTCCATACTTCTGCGTAATTAAGATTTGGCATGATTCATTCCTCCTGTTTTTACTTGAATTTGTTCCAACGTTTCTGCGCTGTTGGTTTGCTCTGTGGCTTCTTTTCATCAGTATCCGAAGATCCTGCACCGACCTTGAAACCGCCCTGCTTTTTGCCGTCGGACTTTTTGCCACCCTCGCTTTTCATATCCGGATACTTCTTCACCACCGCAGAAAGGGCGGCGTTGATATCCTGCTGACTGCCGTTTCTCACATAGCTTTCAGCCACCGCAACGGCGTCATCGATACAGTCGGGCTTGATACCAAGCTGCATAGCGGCTATCTGAGTTTTGAGCCTGAGTATCTCCTGATCTTTTTCGTCAGGTGCGTTCTCGGCATTGTCCTGCTTGTCGGACTTATCCTCGCTTGGCTGTTCCTGCTCCGCAGGCTTATCAGCACCCTCACCGTTCTCGTCAGCCTGACTATCGTCCACCGCAGGCTGCTCCTTGTCGGCAGAGTTCTCATCTGCCTTGTCCGCAGGCTTTTCCTCAGCCTTTGGTTCGTCCTTTTTCTCCTCGTGAGTGTCGGGAGTTTTCTTCTCCTCCTCATCAGGGAGTTTCTTTTTCTCGTCCATTTTCTGACCTCGCTTTCTTAAATTTGTGTATGAAAAAAGCACCCGTTAAGGTGCTTAGTTCCGATGTTTGATTAGTCTATTGTCTGCCAATCTTCCGACAGCATATCTGCTTGACTTGCAAGCCATCCAAGTTGTACACCCGAAGTTCCCACAAACGCTAATGCTTTATTGCCCATATCCTTATGGTTTACATTTGTCACAGTACCATTGGGGGATTTATAACTAACATTAGTGGCAAGCTCAACATACTGTCCTTTGCCGTTCCAGCCTTTTCTTGCTATTTTCTTACCTCTCTTTGCTTCTTCAATCGCCTGTCCGAAATTCATATTTATCCGTCCTTTCTGATTTTGGGTATAAAAATACCGCCCGACCTTAGTCAAGCGGTTATTTGCATTATTCAATATCGATTATCGGCTCCCACCGATAATGTCCGTTGCACTCTTTGTTAGTGCAGACAAAGTAATGTGCCTTATCTGCTGTTGTATTCACAGGAACATAGTAGCCGTTATGGCAAACAGGACACTCAACTTTTTCGCCTTTTTTTAACTTTGTGAGAATATCATTTTCTTCTGCCATGAACATAGCCCCCTTTTCTCCAGTTAAATTCAGGATAAACGTCTTTTACTGCTTTTATTATAGTCCGCTTTTCTGAAATTGTCAAGTAATCTCTGTTTCTTGCGTGTTTTAATTCTTGAGCCAAGCATACACACTCAGACCATTGACTTTGTGATATTCCGTATTTCCAATGCGTGCGTTCGTGAATAACGGAACGTGCTGCCCATTTGACATTCTTGCAGTTACTCAAGAATATTCTTATTTCACCATTTCTTTCATCACCTCGAACTCCGTCCGACCGCCTTTCATACGTCAACTTGATACGCTGAGGTAAACTCTCAATATCTTTTAACGTTTCTAAGCCTATCTTGCTTGTTTTTAACTCTTCAACGATCTTGTCAGCTGTTATTTCAGCATTTTCAGGCATTTCATTCTCATTGAAAATATCAATATCCTTTGCATTGTTTATTGAACCGCCATACACTTTCTCCCTAGAATAATCCCTGTGCAGAACGTCATAATGCTCGTCAATAAAAGCTTTCAGTTCCTGCTGAGCCTGCCTGAGTTTTCGGCGGTATTCCTTTGCCGTATCGGGGTCGCAAGTGCCTGCCGCAAAGCGTTTTAGCTTGCGTATCTTTCGCTCCATTGCACGCTGTTTCTGCTCAAGCTCTCGCTGCTCTTTTATCTTCTCCGCCGGTATCGGCTCAGGTATCTGCGTTCTGCCATGTATATACTGCGTCATTGTGTGACGGCAATTCGGGTGAAATAGCCCGTTCTTTACGGCATATGACAGCAGCCAAAACCACTCACCGCAGTAATTTGACTTGCCTTGAAACTCGTCCTTTTCCCCCTCCCATACTGTGAACACATCATCAATGTATACTTGACCTTGCCAAGGCTCACAGGTCTTTGAACAGCCGCCATACTGTGACACAAGCACAGTATCATAGCCAAGCTCTGCAAAGCGTTTCGCCGCACCCTGCAACGCTGCCCTTGTGGAAGTTGTCCTAAGAGCCATTCGCACATAGTCTGCAATGTTCACTCGCTTGCCGTCAGCGTATACGATACAGTTTATGCCCTTGTCGAGAAAGTCCCTTGTGGCAAGGTCGATAGCCTCGTTAAGCGTCATAGAGCCTGTTCCCATTGCAAGCTGTACCCTATTCAAAGTCTGCCTGTAAATATCGTCTGTCATTCGCAGAGCGGCTGTTTCAGCGGTCTTTTCAAGGGTGGTGACGTTTTCCATAAGCTTTGCCATTTTCTTTTCGTTCACGCCAAAGAAATGCTTGTCGGGGATAGGCGTTATAGGCTCGTCAGAAAGCTCCTGGGTGCTCCTTTGTGCCTGCTGCTGACCCTCTTGAAACTGCTCCGTCATAAGCTGTCTTGTCTGATCGTCGATAACGTCAACGTACTCGTTCATAATGTCGAGGTTTTCACGGCGGAAGCTCTCCATATTTTTCAGCTTCTCAGCCTGCCAAGCAGACCATTCAAAGCCGTATCGCTGTTCCTCAGCCTTGTGCCTTTTGAGATTGCGTTTCAGTGAAGATATGAGCCTTAACTCTATCTCCTCAAATATCTTTGCAATGTCCTTAAAGTTAAGCAAACTCGTCACCTACCGCAGTAGGCTCACCCTCTGTAAGCCCCTTTTCCTGCATTATCCGCTTGACCTCTGCGGCTTTCCAATCTTCCTCTTTGGAGCTTCCCCACAGCTCCTCCACCTGCGTTTTGACCGACATAATACCATATGTGCTTGCCTTGCCCACAGTTTCAACTCTGCTGTCAAAGTCAGGTGCGCCATACTCGCCGAAGTCAACGGTCACTTCATAAGTTTCAGGGGCTTTGCCCTGCATATTGTCATAGGTCATAAGCACCGCAGAAACAAGCTGCGGCAGAGCCTTTTCAAGAGCCGTTGTGATAGTGTTTCGGGTGTTGCCTGTGACGTCTTTCTTCTCTCGCTGAGCGTCAGCACTCGACATCTTGCCAACGTCTATGCCCAGCGTGGCAGGTGATACAAGCCCTTGCAGACACATAAGTAGGCAATTCGTATAGCTTGCCACAAACGCTTCGTACTTGATATCAGGCTGAACTACTTCTATCTTAGGCGCCGCACCCTCTGCCGAAAGCGGTGGGTCAATGCTTATGTAACTGTTGCCAAACTGATTTGGCGCTTTAAGCTTACCGTTTGCAGGATCTCTCGGTATCATGCTTTCGGGGATATGGCTCAGTTGG